ATGCCTTTGTCCCGAAGCTTGCGCTCTTTGGCTATATGCTCGCGACGAGACAATATGCCCTGCGTATCTCCACGCATAGCTGCAGATAATCTCTCGGACTGACGCTTTTGATTACTACCACTTAAATTATCAATCGGTACACTTACTCTCGGATCTGTCCTATCCAAATTGGATAATCCAAACCCACTGTACATAGGTTCCTCAAAATCAAAACTGTCTAAGTAAGCATTTAAATCTTTATTCTTACTTGTAGACTTGCGACCTGATTTTGCTGCCTCTGCCAAGCGGCCCTGTGGAGTTTTGCCTCGGGCTTTAAGCTCTTCGTCAAGGACTTGTTTCGCAGGTACTGGGATGTTAGTTAGCTGCTCAAGCCGTTTGATCTTATCGTTCTTATAGGTCTCCGCGATACCTGTATAATGATCACGCTCCTGCTTAAATCTAAGGTACTGATCACGCAGACCGTTAGGGCTACTCCATACCTGAAAGCCTTTTAGCGTATCACCCGCAGCAATCTTATCATCAGAGGGTCCTAACCAACCATCTTCTTGCTGGCTAGTAGCCAAAAGGTTTTGCTCCATCTCATCGAGTGCAGAGATGTATCCATCATCGTCATCGAAATCTCCGAAACCTCCTACGCTTTCAAAGAATGGTTTGAGCTTATTGCTCATGAAGTCGTTATAATTGGACTTTCTTTTGCTAGCTATTTGATTAGCTGAGCTAGCATAGCTGTTTATATATTTATAATCCTCTTTTGCTTTGTCGTAAGCATCTAATTCATCATCAGAAAATACATTAAAGCTCTGCTGAGCAGGTGTCTGCTGAGGCTGTTCGTAATACTGTGGTTGAACAAAAGTTTGAGGAGTCTGCTGAATCTGTCCGCCAAATGGTTGGTACGGCCGGGGGCTTGGTTTACTTAAGAACTTACTAAGTCCAAACGAATCGTCGTTTCCTTCGGGCTTATAATCGTCTGCTCCGAGATCTAGACCTGGGAAATTATCAGGCATGTCAAAAGACTCGGGTTACGAGCCGTAGTAATTAGTGTAATATGGCGAGTTTTTAGACGCTGTTACGAATTGTTGCTGTCTACGCTTACGCTCATCCTCTTCTTTGCTTGAGTCCATCCAGTCTTGCATGAAGTCTCCGGATTTTGAGTTGTTTATGCCATCCATAACGATCGAGCGCTCGACGCTGTCTGGCTTGTTTTGCCAGTAAGCTTTAGTATCCGCGATATTCTGAGCCTTAGATTTCTGCATGTTGGTCAACTGAATCTGAGAATTAAGCTGATTAACTCGTTTCGCTTCATCTAAGTCACGCATAGATTTTAGCTTGTTATAATCTTGCTGTGCATTTTCAGCGTTATACGCAGGCTTGGAGTTAAACGGATCTTGCGGAGGAAGTGCTGAATCCGGCTCGTCCAAGGTAGGCTGCTTAGGGAACCTTTCATTAACCGTCATCTCTGCGGGCATGCCCATAGGGGGTTGGGTCATCGGGCTTTTTTTAACCGTCTCTATGGGAACTTCGCGAGCCGTATAATTATTCAGATTTAAAAACTCTAGTGCAGGTATGTTAAATTGTTTTTTACCTGAACGACCGCGGCCAGCCCCTCCAGGATGAGGCGGTGTGTTTGGGTCATAATCGAATACACGATGACCTGGTATCTCCAAACCTACGGTAAAACCTTCTTTTGTTTCGGGAGCTGGAGGTACTTGCTGACTGTAGGCCGGTAATTTATAGCGGCTATCCACTAAGTCAGCTTTTGCAGGATCGTCGATAGTTACGGGAGCCTGAGCCGCTGGTGCTGGTGCTGGTGCTTGAGCCTGCGGAGCCGGTGCTTGAGCCTGCGGAGCTGGAGCCTGTGCCATCGGAGCCTGCGGAGCTGGAGCTGCTGGAGCTGCTGGAGCTGGAGCCGGAGCTGCGGCTGCGGCTGCTGGTTCGTCTAAATTTATTTTGCCAAGATTTAAAGCCTGTACGAACTTGATCTTCTCTTGATCAGTCCAATTATTCGGGCCTTTTTTAGCCATTTCATGCTCTGAATTATTTACAGTCCATTGCATCATATTCTCGAAATTATTATCGACCGTAGCCCTGCGTCCGCGATCCAAACGGTCTAATTCTCTGATGTTTTCGCGAGCGGCTCCTGCTACAAATGCACGAGAATCCATATCAAGATCCTGCTTAGCCCGCATTCTTGCGTCGCTATAATTTCTGAAAGGTTTTTCACGACCGGCGACATCTAAAAAGCGGTCGGTTTGTGCGGATACTCCCTCGGTTCCAAATAAGAAAGGATTATTCTGAGCCTGCGCATTTTGCATGCGAAGCATGCGGGCTTCGGGGTCTCGGTCGAGTGCGATTGCCTGGGCTTGAGCTTTCTGCTCCTCCCTTTTGGCCTTCATATCTTCTATTTCTTCTCTATCCTGCCTTTCTTTTCTCTCTGCGTCAGATTCTTGAACAGGAGGTCCTATCTTTTCCTGGGCTTGTTCTTTTAACCAAGGTGCCACATATGTACCATCGGATAATTGAGTGAAATTATAAGGGCCGTATAAAAACTGTTTGAAGTCACCCTCGACATCACCGTTCCAAGGCATCTTAGCGGCCATCGCTCTACGCTTAGCGGCACCGTAGCTATCCCCCGCTTCTTTTAAAATTTCTTGAACACCTTTACCGCCGCTATTTATCCTTTTGTAGTAATCAAAAGCTCTGAATAGATCCTGATCGCTTCCCAGAGCTTTACCAAATGCTTCGTGAGCTGCCCTGTCATAGCCAGGTAAGAAGATACCTTTTTCATAAAGCTCCGCGAATCCGCCAGATCTTTTTCCGTCTGGCTGTACCGCTCCAAGATCGAGCTCTCTAAGCTCTTTAACTATTTCTTCGCGAGGTACATTACGTGACTCGGCAAGCTTATCGATAGGATCTTTTATATTCTCAGCCATGGAGAGAGGTTAGATTCGCCCTTTTAGGGTCTCAACCGCTTGTAATTCTTCTTCAATGCATTGAGAGGCACGCGCATGAAGCCATCGGGGCATAGCATGCTTGGATTCTTGTGCAGCATGCGATTAGTAATCTTCTTCTTTTTCGGCAGTTTGTATGTCGTTGCGCTATCAATGTTATATAATGCGATAGCGGCGGCGAGAACATGGTCGTCATGGTGACCGGGAGCAGCTTCCGGTTTGCCCCGTTCATTTATGATAAATGTTTTCATCTCGCGAAGTACATCCTCGTCCGGGATATCCAGATTTTCCTCAATTAATTCAGCGGCCAAATGATCGATAACGGTCTTTCGGGTAATTTTGTCCGTGGACCACCCAAAGCTTTTTTCCACCATGCCCATGGAATCATTGAACTTCCGTCGGCGATAGACCGTCAGCCCCATATCGAGCAGATATTTTAGCAAGGCGAGACCAGAATTGTTAACCTCCGGGATAACAAATGCATTTCCATACCACCGGGCGGCAGCTTCTACCTCGTGGGCAAGTATGCCAATATCCAAACGACTGTGGTGCAAGGCGACCAAGCGCGGAACATGCCAGTTACCATGCCAGTCCTCAAAAGGTGCTTTCCAGACCTGGACAGAATGGTAGTCAGGATCCGCAGCTAAGCCCTGTGTCTGCTGGTCCTCCCCTGTGCATGTATCGACAGAGATCAAATATTTGGAATCGTATTCAGGCTCCTCATATACTTTCCATTCGCCCGCACGGTCAGGTTTGAAGCTGCTACTCTTCCCGTCATTCTGAACAGTAAGAGACCCGATTTGGCACCGTACATTATCGCATGCCTTAAGCATTTTATCCAAATTCGCAGTGTGAAACCTCGGGCGGGAGGACATTAAGAAACATTCCTCCGGATCGCTCGGATACTCCTGCCTGAATTTGCTGATATCGCCATTACATTTGTCCTGGAGGACGCGACGACGCCAATGCAATTGCTCGTAGTTTACATCAAATCGCTCCATCTCGGACTTCTCATCCTCCGTCATTGTATCAATGAAGTCCTGCTTATGCTCCTCGGATTCAAATGGAACGATCGAATCATCAAATTCAAACCAGGCAGCAAAGATCTTGGCCCATTCATTGTCCTGCACCCATGTACGATAAAACCAACCGGCCGGGCCATTAGGCGTGGAATCCGCGACGACCAAGGATAAATTGTCCCCATCATATAAACTCTGCAAATATCCAAGAGCAGGGTCTCTTTCTCCCTGCATAGGCCAGAATGCAACCTCAGTCATATTACCAACCTGGATCGTTCCCGATCTTCCAGCATTTTTAGATCCAGCGGTTTCCTTACCATATTGGCTACCGCTCCTTAATTTGATCAAATCAACCAAGGATCCACCATCCAATACGCTAGAAGCGCCATCAGGCTCCCATGGAAATAAATCATTCTCCGCATATCGGCGATAGATCTCGAAAACCTTGTCCGAAGTACCGCTGATATCACCCATCAATGATCCGGCAAGGGTCGCATGCTTGCGCATATGGTGATATGTCAATGCCTGGGCGCAGGTACTCGCACCCTTTTGCCGAGGTTTCAAGATGATCATCTTGCATGGTTTATCCTCGATCTGGCATTTTCGATAATGTGCGAACATCCGCTTCTGCAAGGTATTCGGCTTGGGCTTGATATCCCTACCCCGCTTATCCTTGATTACCGCAAATGTACTGAACCAAACCTCAGGATCGATACGAATCAGATCCTGGAGCTGTTGCGTCTTATCCTCGGTCATAATCCGTATTCGTAAGCGGCTTCTATTCTTGCGCGCTCGTCTTTACCCATACCAGTCAACGGATTGTTTTTAGCTTCCTGTAGGGCGGGGCCTTCCATAAACATATCAACTAACCCCCCGCCAAACCCTCGAATCATAGGCATTTTGCCTGTCACCATTCCTGGTTTGGTCATCATTTCAGTGGACCCCGCGGGGAAATGCCCTACGATTCTTTTTGGGTTTATGTAACCTGAGTAGGGTCGATTGGGAGGTAGCTCAGCCACCCCCTTAGCCGGTTTATAATCAGGCCCCGGCTTAAAAAACATCGCTCTATCTCCTTTCAATATTACTGTTGGACTATCGGCTTTCGGTGTTCGGCGAGGCGTATTCAGAAGTTCCTTTTCTACATGAGCCTGTCTTGGTAAAACATTCCCCCTCCCGAAGGGCTTCTCCGACCGACCTAATCTCAGGGCCGTGTACTTATTTTGGTCCAACGAACCTAAATCTTCTGGAACCACCTTTTGATTCCACGCTGTAGGCTTAAAAACCTCTAAGCCAGCTCCTCGCATCTTAACTTTTCTAATCTCTGGCGGTAGCTCGGTTACTCGAACTCCTTTCCTGTAAAAATCGTCGATGTTTGGTTTTGAATGCTTACCCCATCCCAGAGTGTGTGAAAAATAATTACCCGGAGTCATTTTGGCGTAATTAAAAGGAACATACTTAGGCGCCGGTACCGGAGCCCCAGGGCTGACGGCGGGCATGAAGGGTTCTATATCGTACTCTTCCATTAGCACTTCCAACGGCGGCGGGCAGCTTTACCCCTCTCGCCAGTCCAGCTCTTACTCCTTGCGCAGAAAGCCTTACGCCTTTTGGCCGCTTTACTTCCGGGTTTAACCTTTCCGGTTACAGCAGTCTTGAGCTTACTTCCGGGATTAGCGCGACGGTATGCGGCGACACCTTTCTTCGTCATGCCAGCACCAGCTTTGACAGTTCGGTAATTAGCTCCTTTGCCCTTCGTAGTCTTTCGGA